GGAGTAGGAGTTGGAGTAGGAGTAGGAGTAGGAGTTTATGAACTATAAACAATCAAAACTCTATAAACAGGCCAAAACATTAGATCAAGAATCATTCCAGGAGGGGTTTCGGACGGCGTGGGAAGAGAGAAATAAGCAGACTTGTAATAATTGCATTTATAAATGTCGATTATATATGGAACCAGGCATTGATGGCATTAAATGTGACTGTTGGCAACCAATCAAACAGAAGAAAGAAAAAACATGAAATATCTTATTTTAATTTGTTGTCCATTTTTGCTTTATGGACAAGACCCGTCAGATATTGATACTGCGTTTCAGGTATTCAAAGGCATCCTAACCGCCACTGGGTTTGATCTATATCTAAAGGCATTGCTGGCAGGATTATTTGTTGTTGTTTCAATTGCCGTATGGTGGATAAAAATATTTCATTCCAAGGAAGTTAGGGAACAGGCGGCGTTTGAGGAGGCACAGAGAATCAAGAAAGAACAGGATGTAAATAATACCAGGGTTATGTCTGATGCAATTAAAGCATTTCAGGCAGGAATCGATTCTGTCTATGCACAGGATTATAAATTTTATCAAGATTGGTTGACGCAGAAGGAATACTATAAAATAATGATGAAAGTTCCGGACGCAAAACAACCATTGCTTGCAGCTTTTCTCTATAACGAAACAATCCCGGTCACAGATAGAGCGGCCAGAATTATTATGGTAGTAAAACAGAAATGATTTGCGAAGTTTGCGGAAAAGCTAAGGCAATCGAAATGCATCATAATTTTCCACAAAACAAACGAAACAAGCATTATTACAAAGAGCTTATATATAATCTTACAAATATAACCTTTATATGCAAGAATTGCCATATTAACCACGCTCCGAAATGGTCTGAAATAGAATTTTGTTACGCCATGAATATTGAGCCGCGATCAAAAGAAGGAAAAGAGATATGGAAACGAATCAGGCAATAAACAAATGGATATGTCCACTGGCAGATAAAATACAAATAGATCCAAAGGCAGAAGAGAAAGCATTTTTATATACAAAATGGAATCGTCCTGTCGGTATCGTTTGCCATCATACCGTCAGTTATGATCTTCAAAACACCGCAGATTGGTTTTGTCTTCCAAATGGATTCGTTGGGATTCATTTTTTGGTTGGAAGACAAGGTGAAATTTGGCAATTATCTCCAATGAATAAAACAGCGACTCACGCAGGATTTCCGTGGACCTCAAAAACAGACGGAGTTCATTATGATAACGTCAATAAGTCTTTTCTCGGTATCGAAGCAATTAATCTGGGTTCTCTTATTAAACAAAGCAACGGCACCTACAAAGACTATTGGAATAAAATATATACTGGCCCGGTCCGAGAACGCTATTCCTCGACAATCAGTGAATATCGATTCTGGGAACCGTTCACGGATCTTCAAGAGAAATCGTATTATGCTTTGTTATTGTGGCTTATCAAACGCTGGGAAATCAAAATAGACGACGTTGTTGCACATTATGAGGGTTCACCTAAAAGAAAGAATGACCCCTTCGGCGGATTCAGACAAGGCCCAATGTCAGAGGTCCGCAAACATCTTTCTACACTTTTAAACGCACGGCCCTGATATCCAATACCGGAGAATCCAAATCCCGATTTTCATGAATGAATTGCAGCGCCAAATCATAATCATAGCATTCAAATAAAACCTTGTCTGTTAATAGATCAATGACTTGATATTTCATGGCAGCCCTTCTTTTATTCTAGCATAGCGTTAATTTTATGCTATAATAAAAATAGAATGAAACTGCATGAACTCTTCGAAAAGATACTTCGATATCGAGGCCTATCAAAACCATTTGTTGAAAAGTCTCTAATAATCGCAACGCTGAATTATACCGGCAATAATAAACTTATGTCCGCTAGGCTCCTGAAATTCTCTGCCCGAACCCTTCGCAATAAGCTTCATAAATATGATTTGGAAAGATATCTGGGAAAAGACCCGCGTAAAAAAATGCTTGTTAAAAAAGAAATTCCAGATAAGCTTGAACCAATTTATAAAAAGAAGCAGGAAGTTAAAATCGCTTACCTTGGGGACTGATAATCAATGAAGATCCAATGTGAATATCTCTTAAAATGAAATCTGCATTTTATAAATTTATCAAGCAACATATATCGGAAGAGGATCTTGAACAAGAATATCAACTCCACAAATTCCTTAAGCCAGAAAGTAAACAAAGCCGAAATAGATTCTATATCGACTATCTTAGAAAAACTTTTGGAGGCCCAACACGAACTAAACAGAAATATTGGTTCAATGGTGGGATTGAAAACTTCAGAAGCCTCGAAAACATCTCTGATATTTATGATAGAAGCTTCGGAGATATTATCGATTTTAAGGTTGACGCTGAACGAATCCTACAAGGCTTTTCGGAAAAAGAACTTCAAATAATAAAATATCGAACATATGGGTATAATTTTGCCGAGATCGGAAATTTCTATAATGTTAGTGAATCAAGGGCTTGTCAATGGCTCAAGGGAATTCAAGAACGCATACATGCGAGAATTGAGGAAAAAACCGCATGTGAAGAAAGCCATAAAATTACAGTGGCACAGATATTATTTACGCAAAGGCAAAGACTGGAATTCCAAACGTATCAAGTCCTGGCGAATCAACAATCCAGAGGCTTGGCGAGCTATCGCGCAACGGGAATATCAAAATGGAGGTTATGATAGATATTATGGAAGAAACAGAAAAAGCGTCATTGAAAGAAAAATCAGGTATGCAAAAATTCGAAACCCAACCTACGGTTATAAAGGAATTATCCGGAGGTTTCGACTGTCACGAAGCCCTACCGAGCTTATCGGATTTCTTGGCAGGCTCTCTCGGTGGGATAATAAAAAAAATATCAGGAAAACAAAATCTGACATGTTGTGAAATCAATGCTATATGTAATTGTGCTTCTCAAATCATAAAGGTAATGAAATTAAATATGAAGCATTAAAATGTGTTCTATTAATTGGTTCCCAAAATTTGGAGAAAGATATTATTTTATTTATGCCGGAAGAGACACTCTTTTTTCTGTTGGATATGATATTTATGATTTTACAACTGATTTTGCATTAATTCGCATGAAAGAAAATAATTTTTTTGAAACATATGAAAAAGCCAATGAAGCCGCTTTAAAATTAAAAGAAGTTTTATTAAAGATAAAGAATGATACAATAGAAGCGTAGCATAACAAAACGAAAGAAAAACGATATGGCTAATCCAAACCCAAAGAATCAATGGCAGAAGGGAAAAGCCGGAGGTCCAGGCAGACCAGAAAAAGATTATAGCGTTGCAGATATGAACGCTGCCGAATCCCAAACTATCGCAAAGAAATATCATAGTTTCCGGCCAAAGAATCTAACCGATCTTCAGGCGCTGATTCAAGAGGCGGTACGGCCAAACACAAAACTAGACGCCGTTGATGTCGGGATTATTAAAGCATTATATAATCTTGCAAAATCTGGAGATTTTTCAAAGATAGAACCGTTATGGGTCCGGATACTTGGCAAAGTCAAAGACCAGATAGAAGTCAGCGGAGCACTTGAAACACAACTCCCGCTTGATACTCTAAAGGCAATGGCGAAAACATTACTCACAATAAACGAAGATGAATGAAAGAATTTCTATCAACTTCATATCACAAATTTTCAGTTTACTGTTCTCAAAAATACCCTGAATTTATCTTCGGAAATCCGCAATTACAAATCATCAAAAAGCTCCGCGAAGTAGAAGTCGGCAAGTGCCGTCGCCTGATGGTATTCATGCCGCCAAGATTTGGCAAATCAATCTTGATTTCAGAACTCTTCCCGGCGTGGTACATAGGCAGGAATCAAAAGCATCAAATAATCAGCACGACATACAGCCAGGAGTTCGCTTCTGATTGGGGCCGGAAAGTCAAGAACCAGCTTGAAGCAGAGGCATATAAATACACGTTCAAAACCACTACAGTCAAGGATTCCCATAGTTCACGCCGGTTCTACACGATTCATGGTGGCTGTTATAATGCGGTCGGCAGAGGCGGAGCAATGACCGGCAAGGGCGCGCATCTTCTTATTGTAGACGATATCTGCAAAAACATTGCAGAGGCTCTTTCTCCGGTTATTAAAAAATCAATATTCGATTGGTTCAAGACTACAGCGCGAAGCCGACTAATGAAAAATGGGAAGATCATTATAATCAATACGCGATGGACGCAAGATGATTTGTGCGGATTAATCCTGGCAGATCCGGAACTCAAAGAAGGATGGGACGTCTTATCTATTCCAGCACTAGATGTAAACAATCAATCAACTTTCCCTGAAATGTTTTCAACAGAAGCTCTATTAGAAACAAAGCGAGAAGTCGGAAGCATGTTCTTTGAAGCCCTCTTTCAACAAAACCCAGTTCCGGACACCGGGAACTTAATCAAAAAAGATTGGATCAAGGCAATCGATATCCTTCCGCAGAGATACGATATGACAATTCAAAGCTGGGATTTGTCTTTCAAGGGCGGCACAGAGAATGATTATGTTGTTGGAACCGTTTGGGGGCAGATAGGAGCCAATAAATATCTAATCGATATGGTCCGGGGCCAATGGGATTTTGTCGAGACAATCAACCAAATGATTATGCTATCAAATAAATATCCTGACGCTACGGCCAAGCTTGTAGAGGATAAGGCGAATGGTCCGGCAGTCATTGCAACGCTTAAAAATAAAGTTTCCGGCATCATACCGTACAATCCGGAAACGTCGAAGATTGCCAGGCTGGTTTCGGTTACTCCAGAATTTGAAGCAGGCAATGTCTATTTCTACAAAGGGCATTGGCATAATGATTTGATTTCAGAACTGCTTTACTTCCCGAAAGGAAATCACGACGATATTGTTGACAGTATAACGCAAGCCCTGTTATACTTAAAAAAGACTGCGACATTTTACAAATATATTGATACTGATAATATATGTGATACTCTCGTTAACACAGCCGGAGAAAATACAGCATGGTGAAAACACAAAAGCCGTCGTTATTGCGTCGAATAATGAAACTAGCCTGGCCTTTCTTCCCCGGTTATATTCCGACAGTCGTCGGATCTCCCCAACAACCTACGCCAGAACTTGAAACAAATACAATTGTAATACACGATGAGCCGATAGGCTCCGGAGGTCAGTGGAACTTTGCGGGCTGGGCGCATGAAGATTATTTTCAGAAGATGCGCGGACATGAGCGCGCCGATATCTTTGATCAAATGCGTAGGTCCGATCCACAAATCGCAATGTGTTTGGCGGCAATCAAAAATATTATAAAGAGTGCGGTTTATACAATTGAACCATACAAAGTAAAAGGCGCTGATATAGTTGAAACCTGGGCTACAGAAGATGCGGCTCTTATCGAACACATTCTTTTTGAAGGCATGGAACATTCCTGGTCTGATTTCATTGATGAGGCCCTGAATGTTGTTGATTTCGGACATAGCGTTTTTGAAATACTAGATAAGCCAAATCTGAATCATCCCAAGTTTGGTTCGTTTAACGGAATCAAGGCACTTTCTTATCGGTCACCTCGGTCAATATATCGTTGGAACCTGAACGGGTTTACAGGCGAACTACTTTCTATCACACAATACGCCTTTGGTGATCTTCAAAGGTTAGTTGATATTCCAGAACCGTTCTTATTGATTTTCAATATTGCAAAAGAGGGCGCTAACTTTGAAGGCATTTCATTGCTGCGGCCCTGTTACGGCCCCTGGTTTCGAAAAAATACTTATATGAAATTAAATGCTGTCGGTATTGAAAAACACGCGGTACCGACACCAGTTGCAACTATTCCGAACTGGAAGCCAGGCAGTCAGGAATATACTCACCTTGAACAAGTGTTGAGCAATTATTGCGCACACCAATCCAATTACGTTATTATCCCGGATGGAATGAAGATTGATTTCAACTCGAATACCTATGACCCACAAAAGGTTGAGGTATCGATTGACAATGAAGATAAGCGTATTGCAAAAGCTTTCCTTGTAGGATTCCTTGAGCTTGGGGTTTCGTCAGCTTCCGGGTCCTGGGCACTGTCAACAGATCAGTCAGATTTTTTCTTATCTTCCCTGGTCCATATCGCAAACCGGATACCGGCGGAAATCAACAAAAAGCTTATTCCGCGAATGATCAAATTAAACAAAGGCGAGCGCGAAGGATATCCAAAGCTTTGCGTTTCTAATATTGCCGATAAGGCGGGCAAGGAACTTGCGGATCTTCTAAGCGTCCTGGCAGGGAGTAAGATTTTAACTCCGGACGATCCACTTGAGGACAACATTAGAAAGCGCTATAATCTGCCAGAAAAATCGAATGAAGGCATTCGAGAGGTAATTCCGGGAAAACCAATTGGGCTTGCAGAACGCATCAAGCTGGCGGAAGTCAGAAGACTTGAGGGCCTGCATCGTGGCAAATAAGAAGAAACCTAAAATCAAAGCATATATCACAGAAGCGGCATTGGCGCTTCGCGAAATCATGCAACGCAATCTTTCTGTTATTGCAGGCAACATGATAGAGCGCATAAGGCTTAACCTAAGCAATTCTACGGATGCCACGCGCATAAATGCCATTAAAGGCGTCGAACCTGTCGGGATAGCAGATTACAAGGCAGAATTGCTCACAGCCCTTTCAGTGATAACCTTTGACGCGATACAAAATGCAAAGAAAGAAATTCCAGGCATGAAAAACTTCAAATTCTGTGAGCATGGCAAAATGCTGCGACTAGCAGAATTCGACAAGTTAAATGGTAAGCTTCAAAACTTCGTTAAGTCGCAAAATGGTCTTGTTGTCGAAACGCAGATAGGCGACATTGAAAAAGCGATCTTTTTCCAGTTCACGCATTCATATGATACGACGGACGACGCTGTTTTAATTGCTGCGGATCTGGAAGGGGCGGCGGAAGAATATATTACCGGGAATGCGATAGGCGCAGGTAGTTCTATTTTGGCATCTAAAGCAGTCAATACGGCTCGCGATGAATTCTTTACCCAGGACGAAATACAGGAGCAGGTTGATTGCTTTCAATTCATTAATGCCGATCCAGTAACGGAAATATGCCAGGATTTAAATGGGACTTTTTTTGATTTATCAGATCCGGAGAATAGGCGCTATATCCCTCCGCTTCATTGGAATTGCAAGTCATTTATTATTCCGGTTCTTAAGGGCGATCTAGGTGACAGAGAAATAGAAAGCTTGCGGCCAAGCAATGCAAAGCTTGAAGAGACAATTCAGTTTTCGGAAAAACATATTTGTCATTAAAGGGACTATATGCCTGGCGTAGAAACTGTTTGTCAATCAATCGGAAATAATATCCGAGAACATTATCAATGTATTGCTACTGGAGCTTCGCAGAAAATAGCCGTAACGGGAAC